TATTATCAATCGCTCTAACACCATGATAAACATAGCAGATAAGTTTAGTGTCTATGAAAATATCTATTTTCCTTGGAATATGGATTTTAGAGGGCGCATCTACCCTATTCCATCTTTCAGTCCACAAGGTGATGATATTTGCAAAGGTTTGCTACTCTTTTCAGACACACCACCTTGTCAAGACCCTAAAGATATTGAATGGCTGGCTATCACCGGAGCTAACCTTGCAGGTGAAGACAAAATCAGCTATGCAGACCGCATCCAATGGGTATATGACAATGAAGAAGTTATTCTTGATATAGCAAAAGACCCTATGGGTAACTTATGGTGGTTACATAAAGACAAAAAACCTGTACAACTGCTGGCATGGTGTCTTGAATGGGCAAAAGCTAAGCAATGGATAACTGAACATGGCTCTATTGTCGGCTGGGTAACAGGTCTCCCCTATGCTCAGGATGGTACATGCTCGGGTCTGCAACACTTCTCAGCTATCCTTAGAGACCCTATTGGGGGTACTGCGGTAAACCTTGTTCCCCAAGACAAACCGAATGACATCTATCGTTTGGTAGCTGATAAGGTAAATGTTGTCTTGAAGCAGGATGCTATGTCAGGCACTATTGATGAATGGGATGAAGAGAAGCTGAAGACTAAATTCGGTACAAAAACCATGGCACAAATTTGGTTAAACTATGGTGTTAACCGCACTGTAACCAAAAGACCTACCATGACCCTTGCCTATGGAGCTAAAAAGCGTGGTTACACTGAACAGATTATGGAAGACACCATTAAGCCTGCTTTAAATGCTAAGACTGCCTGTGGTTTTACAGAGACCAATGCTTACCAATGTGCTATGTATATGGCTGAGCTGATATGGAACTCTGTGGGTGCTACTGTTGTACGTGCTGTTGAGGGCATGGATTGGTTACATAAAGTTTCCAAACTTGTCACCAAAAATGCAAATGTAGTGTCTTGGTGTACACCTTTGGGTCTCTTGTTGCAACAAAATTATTTAAAATATGAATCTAAGGTGATTAAGTTACGCTGTGCCGGAAAGAGATTCAGAGTATATGTCCCTCACCAAACAGGTGTGATTGATAAGACAAAACAAGCTAATGGTATTGCTCCAAATTTCATTCACTCTATGGATGCTTGCCATCTTCAAATGACAGTATGTAGAGCTAAGGATGCTGGTATCAATCACTTTACTATGGTGCATGATTCTTATGGTTGCCCTATGTCTCAGGCTAAGCTGATGTATGAGATTGTGCGTAAGGCTTTTGTAGATATGTATACAGAGCATGATGTCTTAGAGGAGTTTAGACAATACCTGCAACCATTGGTGAATAAAGAACTCCCTGCTCCCCCTAAAAAGGGTGATTTAGACCTCAACATTGTATTGGACAGCAAGTACATCTTTTGCTAATGGGTACACGTAAACGAAGAAAGACAATAGATAACTATAGATTCCTATAGATTCCTATAGATTCTATAGAGACCTTTAAGTACCTAAGGTTATGTTATTAATGACTAATAATAACTTACCTAAGGTAACTAAAGGTCTCTATTGTCTTTATAGTACCTTTAAAATCCTTTAGGTAACTAAAGAAAATGCTAATGGGTACATGTAAACGAAGAAAAGACAACACACTTTTCAAAATCTAAATCGCACCGTTTCTATTTTTCCTTTCTGTGTGTTGTCTTTTCTCAATAATTTTTAAGGAGGTTTATTCATGTTAAAATCTGAAGCTTTTTGTGGTCAACTTATTAAGATTGCACATGGGGCTTACAAAGGCAGTGTAGGTATCATCTATCGCACAGCTCTCAATGCTGCCCGTGTGCTTCTTGCTTCAAAAGAGGCTAAGGAGGATTGGGGGTCACTTTATTCTGTTACATATGAGGACGTGGAACCATTCTATTTTGATGCTAAGGTAACTATTGATGCTAAGGGTGACTATCACATCGAAGATGCTTCTGCCCCCAACACAAAGTATTATGATGAACACTATGCATCCATGGCAGGGTTAGAGCCTATTGAGCTGATGCAGCTTGTGTTGTCTCCTGTTGAATTTACCGGCTTCCTCAAAGGAAACGTCATCAAATACTCGATGAGAGCAGGTAAAAAGCAAGGTGAAGGAGCCGAAAAGGATATTGCCAAAGCTAAACGCTATGCACAATGGCTGCGTAAAGTTAACCCTTATGACACTCAATTTCTTATCAATCCAAAGGAGGACTAAAATTTGGTAAACATTAAATTCAAAAAACTTGACCCTAAAGCCACCCTCCCCCAAGCAATGACAGGTGGAGCTGCTGGACTTGACTTGGTTTGTCTTAATCGCATTGCGGTGACACCGAACCGCTGGTCTTCAAAGGCAGCTATTGTCCGTACAGGCTTGGCTATGGAACTGCCTAGTGGCTATTATGCTGAGGTGGTCTTGCGCTCCTCTACAGGCAGAGACACAAAACTCAGACTTGCTAATCAGGTCGGTATTATTGATTCTGATTATCGTGGTGAAATCATGTTGTATGTGGAGAATTTAGGTGACCATCTTGAAATTATTGATGCTGGTCAAAGAATTGCGCAACTGTTGATTCACAAGATTGAAGAAGTGGTGATTGAAGAAGTCACTGAGGAGCTGTCTAAGACCGAAAGAGGTCTTGAAAGTGGCAGTACAGGTAAAGGTACTAAACCTGCTGTGAAGACTAGAAGAACCAAGGAGGTAACTAAGGATGCCTAAGTTTAAAATTGGTGACAGAGTTAGAGTACAACCATATAGCTATAGGGGTGAGATTACAGGCACTATCATTAACGTCAGGGGGCAGCATTGTCTTTATGATGTGGCATTAGATAAGCCTTTTTTAGAAATCATGAAAACCTATCTTGCTGCTCCGGGTGAGCTTGCTCCTGCTAAGGAGGATAAGGCTAAGATTGTCTTCTATGTAGACCCTAAAGAACATGCTGTTCATTGTAAGTTTTTTGGTTCTATGGGTATGGTGGCTCATACCAAGGCTGTATGCAGCCCTGATGATGATTTTGATTTTCTGACAGGTGTTCAGATTGCCCTGCAACGTATGCTGAAGGCACAGCATAAAGAGCTGGTACTTCCAGCACTTGGTAATGTTAAATTTATTGATTTTAAAAAATAAAGGAGAATAACAAACATGGCAAAGAATGATTTTGCACAAATTACAACCCCTGCTGGTGAAGCGGTGTACCCTAAGCTCCGCAGCACCGAAGTGTTTGATGGCGAGGATACCGGAAAGTATGTCTGCGGTATCAAACTGTCCAAAGCGGACACTGATAAGCTGATTCAACGTATTGAAAACGAATGGGAGATGGCTAAGAAGTCCCCTGACTTTGACGGCAAGCGTTATGGTCGAAACTCTGCTCCTGCCCTTGGTTTCCATGAAGACAAAGATGGTGATATTGTCTTTAAGGCTAAGACCAATGCTGTTATCAAGACCAAAGCTGGTGAGGTTATCGAAAAGACTATGGCTGTCTTTGATAAGAAGGGTAAACCTATGGATGAAGAGATGGAAGTAGGCAATGGCTCTACCATTCGCCTGTGTATGCTTCTGCGTCCCTTCTATGCTTCTGCTACTGTCTATGGTATCCAACTGCTCCTGAAGGCTGTGCAGGTGCTTAATTATGTTGCTCCTGCTGCTGGTGCTGTATCCGCTGATGATTGTGGCTTTGATGTCGAAGAAGAATTTGACGAAGACAATCCTCCGTTTGCAACCTCTGAGGGTGCAGACTTTTAAGAGCCTATGGCTATTAAATTTAATCGCAGAGGTGGCTTTGCCACCCTCAATAAACCCTATCGCAGCGGTTTAGAAGACCGCTTAGCGCAGCAGCTTGAAAACGCAGGTGTACCTAAGGTGTACGAAAAATACTCTATCGCCTATGAGATTCCTGCTACGAAGCATCATTATACCCCTGACTTCATTCTGCCTAATGGTATCATCATTGAAGCCAAGGGTATCTTTGAAGCTGCTGACCGCAAGAAGCATCTGCTTATCAGACAACAATATCCGAATTTAGACATACGCTTTGTATTCTCCAACGCTAAGACAAGAATCGGTACAGGTGCTAAAACCACTGTGGCTGAATGGTGTGAGAAGCATGGTTTCCAATACGCCAGCCGTGA